ATGATTCAATCTGGTGCGGCTGGTTTAACTCGTGGCTTGGGTGGTTTGTTGGGTGCTGAAGACCCACAGATGAAGCTCATTAGCTCTCGTCAACAAATTATGAGCCAAACAGACCAGTCTGACCCACAGTCATTGGCTAATGCTGCCAAACAATTAAACGCTATGGGCGACACACAAGGTGCTATGGCTTTGATTGATCGTGCTAAAGCATTGCAAGAGTCAGCAGGAAGGATTGCAGTACAAAATGCACAACTTTTGAAAGAAATGCGTCCAGCAAAACTTACGGGTGATGAACGCTATATTGAATTATTGCGAATTGTTGAAAACAAATTGCAAAATGGTCAGAAGCCAACTTTGACTGAATTGTCAAATGCTAACATTGCTGGTCAGATGTTATCTAAGCCTCGCAGTTATTTTGACCAAGCAAGTGGTCAAATGGTTACTCAAGCCGCTACAGACCCATCTAAAGCATTCCCATTGGCATACAAGCAGATGGGCGATACTACTGAGGGTGGTGCTACAACAACTCCTAAACCCACAGTTCAACAAGCAACTGCTGGGAACATTCCCGCTGGTTCACAAAACGAAATTGCAGAAATTGAATCAAGTTTAGTGAGACTGGAAAACACAAGCCCTCAATTAGACAAGTTTTCAAAATTACTTAAATCTGGTGATGTGAAATTTAATGCCGCAGCAAATGCGTTTGATTTTCTTGGTGCTGTTGTTCCTCCAATTTTTGGTGGAGCAGAAGTTGGCAATCAAGTTAAAAAAGATGAATTTACTAGGGCATTCAAAGAGCGAGTTAATACTGTTCTAAATAATGCCAAAGGTGTTCAAGCAAAAGATGACGCAAAACGAGCAGAAGAACAAATTGCCTCGCCATCAACATTTTTAAGTTCTGCACGAATGCAAGGAGCTATTGATTATTTGAAGAAAGCAGAAACTGGATACAAAGAAGAATTATTGGCTCGTAAGGGTTCTTTGCAACGACAAGGAAAACCAGAAGCGCAAGAAACTCCATCTGCAAAACCAACAGAAGAAAAGCCTACTCCTAAACCATCTGCAAAACCAGTCGGAGAAACTAGAGATCAACTAATTGAGAGAATTATTAAACTCAATGCTAGTAATGGTAAAACTGTAACTAGAGCACAAGTTGAGCAAAAACTTCGTGAATCTGGACTTTAAGGAGTTAAGTCATGGGATTGTTTGACCAATGGAAAAATAAAACTGATGCAGATAAACTGCAACAGAAGTACTTGACTGACTTTGAAAAAGGTAAAGTTAACAAAGCTAATGATCTTGCTGAAGGAATCATGCAATCGGTGCTTGAACTTGGCACTATGACTGGTTTAACAAAACAGCAAACACTTGATAAATTTAACGCTCAACTTGCTAAACAACCAGACCGCCTGTCTTATGACAACAAAGTGATGGGTGCGGCAGGTGAGATTGTTGGTGAGCTAATTATTGCCGCTCCCGCCTCCACTCTTGGATGGTTTGGTGTTGGCGGCAAAGTTGCTCAAATATTAAAGCAAGGTTTGTTTGGCGGTCTTTGGGAAGGTGTAACTAAGACAGTTAAAGAAGGTGAAAGCCGACAAGAAGCCGCCATTAAAGGTGGCTTAATGAGTGGTGGCGCAACTGCTGTTGTTGGCGCTATTAGTCGTCCAATAGAGAAAGTCACTAACTTTGATTTTAAGAGCAACATTCAAGCGGTAAAAGATGCCTCTGCTTCTTTAGGAATTAGCCCTAAACTACTTGGAGACTTTACTGGTGATGATGCTACTCGTGCGGCTGAAGCAATGAATAGATTAAGGGCTGGTGGTGTTGCGGATCGTTTAAAGCAGAATGCCAAAGAACTTCAAAAAGCTGGTGGTACTGTAGAGAAAGCTATTACTGGTGGTGTTGTTTCTGCTCCACCAGAACAAACTATGCAACAACCTACTGAAATGCCAGTAGATATTGATTTGCCACCCGATTTAATGGGTGCGCCATCAAAAATGGATATTGACTTGCCACCAGAGTTAACTGCTCAACCTCCTCAACCAACTACAACTATTGACCAACAACGTCAGGCTATTTTTAATGCTGAATTGAAGACTGAAATGGGTAGATCAATGGCTTCTCAAGAAAAGGGTGATGAAGAAGGAACGAATCGTTCGGTTCGTAGTTTAAATTCCTTGTTAATGGAAGCTGCAAGGGCGAAAATTCCCTTGTCATACTAACCATGAAAGACTGGGCTGTAGCATTTATTGCGGCAGTCTGTGTCACTGTATTTGTAGTATTTTGTAGTTACATCATTGTTTGGGCTTTTCCTTAAATGTTTCCCATTGATCCCGCCACTGCTCTAGCAGGCATTCAAAGTGCCGTAAAACTCATTAAACAGGCTTCTAAGACTGTTGATGATGTAGCTTCGCTTGGGCCTTTACTTGGTAAGTATTTCAATGCTAAGAGTGAGGCTACAAAGGCCGTAGCAGTCGCCAAGAAGGGTGGCTCTAGCATGGGCATGGCTATCGAGATTGAGATGGCTCTGGAGGCCACTCGTGAGTTTGAGAAAGAACTTCAGATGTTGTTCTTTCAAGCCAACAAGATGGATGTGTGGGCAAAGATTAAAGCCAGAGCGCAAGCAATGGATGTAGAAGATGCTCATAACGCTAGACGAGAGAAAGAAGCGGCTGAACGTAAAAAGAAAATAGACCAAGAGAACCTAGAACTAGGTTTACTGATTGGTGGGCTAGTTTTAGCCCTTTTGCTTTCTGCTTATGGAATCTTTGAAGTGTTAGACCATTGCGCTACAAACAGGTGTGGTCGGTGAATGAGTACCAGAAGACCGCTGACATGGCTTTTAAGATTGTTGGTGCTTGGTGGGCTACGAATTTGTTTTTAGATGTTTTGAAAGTCTTACCCAATTTTCTGTCAGACAGAATCGTGAATTACTTGTTGTCTCAACTTCCCTTTTAAGGACTGTATGCTTTCTTTATTTTCAACACTTGGTGGTCTTTTAATCTCTGGCTTACCAAAACTATTGGACTATTTCCAGAACAAGTCAGACCAAAAGCATGAATTAGCCTTGGCTCAAGTACAGACTGAGAGAGAACTACAACTGGCGGCACAAGGGTTTATTGCCCAACAGAAGGTCGAGGAAATCCGCACAGACCAGATTGCCATGCAAACAGATGCCCAGATGACTGAAGCGGCTCTCAAGCACGATGAGAAGGTCTTGGAGATGGCCTCTACATGGGTTGCTAACTATGTTGGAACTGTCAGACCTACAGTAACGTACATCTTTGTGCTTGAATTGTGTGCCATCAACGCTTGGATCGCCTACTACATCTACTCTCGACCTAGTTTAGTGACAAGCATGGATGACTTGCTCCGCTTAACAGACGTTATCTTCTCTGCTGATGAAATGGCAATGCTTGGTGGTATACTAGGGTTTTGGTTTGGATCAAGAACTTGGAGTAAAAAATGACCATTGGTATCTACGCAGTTGTTAATACGCAAAACGGCAAAGCCTACATTGGCAGCTCAAAGCACATCGAACTGCGCTTGATACACCACAAGTCATACATCAAAACTGGTCTGTTTTTGCACTATCAAGGGTATGCAGAAGACGCAAAGAAATACGGCGTGGATGTGTTTGACTTTAAAGTAATTAAAGAAACCAAAACCATTGAAGAAGCAAGGGAACTTGAAACTGCTGTGCTTGAAATATGGAATGGGTTTTTATACAACAAAGCCCCAAACGCCAACGGCGCAACTGGATCAAAAAGAGACAAAAAAACGTATGTTGCTGGCGCGTCAAAAAGACTTGCTAATCCAGACTATCGAGCAAAACTAAGCGAGGCTTGCAAGGGTAAGCGCGAAGTTGTGCAATGCCCTTATTGTGAAGTCAGCGGCGGTGGCGGCAATATGCGCCGATACCACTTTGATAATTGCAAGGCAAAGCCATGAAACTGAGCAAGGCAGGTGAAGACCTGATGCACAGGTATGAGGGGTTCAGAAATCGTCCATATTTATGCCCGGCGCATATTCACACGATTGGGTACGGTCATGTGCTGTACCAAGAACAAATCAAATTGCCTGTGGTACGTGTTGAGGGCTACACAGGCATGATTCGCAAAGAATACCCATTACGCCCGGAGGACAACCGTGTCTGGTCAAAAGAGGAAATCAACGAATTATTCTGTGTTGACGTTGAAAGTTTTGAACGTGGTGTTTTACGACTTGTTCCCGGCGTTGTTAGCCGCCAAGGCAGCTTTGACGCTCTTGTCTCTATCTCCTTTAACTTTGGACTAGGCAACCTCCAACGCTCTACCATCCGTATGAGGGCTAATAGAGGCGATTGGGAGGGTGCTGCCGAGGCTTTCAGGGCTTGGACTAAGGGTGGTGGCAAGGTGCTGCCGGGACTCGTTAAACGGCGGGAGGCTGAGATCGCTCTGTTTCTAACTGAATGAGCAACTCAATGTAGTGTTTGGCTTTTTCAAGGTCAGCAATACCGCCTTTGTCTTTGTAGCGAGTAACGTATTTCACTACATTGCCAGCACAAAACCCAAGATTGTTTGCGTGGATGTAAACAACAGGCTGGATGGCCTTGTCTTTGTAGTGATTGCCTGATACTTGTTTATCAAGGGCAGAAGTGGTCAAGTCAAAAATCATCACGACTCCTTAATAAAAATGCCTTCTGGCGACAGATGACCCTTACGATCTTTTATTTGCCCGTAAGCGTGTTCAAAACACTTTACAAGGTCAAGATCAGCAGTGGCGCAACCCATGACAAGGGTTACAAGAATATCGCCGTATGCGTCAATCATGGCCTCTCGGTCATTGTCAGTGATAGCTTGAATTAGCTCACCAACTTCCTCAAGTGTTTTAATGGCTTGCGATCTTGGATTGCTGTGCTGAACAATCTGGCGAGCCTCTCCCCACCTGACAACTTCCATTTCAATATCTGCGTAACTCATGCTGTCCACTCTCTTTCATTGCGTCCTGAATTTGATTTAACAATGTTGCCTGTTGGCATAATTAAACCCATAACCTTTAACTCATTGAGTCGTCTAGCAACCTGATTTCCATCAAGGCCTGTATGGCTTGCAATACCATCTTTGCCAAGTGGCCCGTTTTTTTCTAAGCATTCAAGGATGATCTTAAGATGCTTGGCTGAGACCTCTTTAACCGAGTCTGCTGCCTCAAACGATGTGATGGGATCGTCCTTCCTGACCCTTGGGAAAAAGTCTAAAGGATTGCCAAAAAAGTCTTTTAGTTTCATATTTTGTCCTTGTAAGGTGGGTACTCGCTGCGTCTGCGGCTGACATAGAGATCAGCGCCTCATTTCCTTTTCACAGCATCCGCTTTCCCCGGTTAATCAGAAACAGTTGGTCGTGCAATTGCCGCCATAGCAGCAAGTTGTACAAGTGACAAACCGACCATTCATGTTGTAACTGTGAGTGGTGCAAGATGCCCAAACTGCTGTTGCAGAAGCTGCAAGTGTCAACGCTACAAAAAGTTTTTTCATTTCAGTTCCTTAAAAGTTAATGTCATCATCTTTCGAAAAACCGCTTTCTTTCTCTCGCGGTTCATTGATGTATGCCCAACCATTCCAACCACCATCCATCAGGGGCATTACGTCAATCTTTAGCATCTCACCGTTCTTGGTTTCAATGATTGAACCAACACGGGTGTAGCGATTCTTTTCCTGTCCTTGGGCATTGGTGTACTTGCCTGTGATGACAGAGATTTCTTTGAGCAATTTAGCCATGTTTTCTTTCGTTAAGTTTTTCAATTTTTGTTTCAAGTTCAGCAAGAAACCCCGTGATCTCAGCCTCTAGCATCTTGACGTAATCCGCATCAAAATCTACGCGCTGAATAAAAAGCTGCAAGCCCTCGGGCATCCTTGGGTCAAAGCTAACAAAGTCACACCATTTACG